AGCGCCGGCAAAGTAACCGGCGCTGACAAATGCGCCAGATGCTTGGTATCCGAGTCTGTAATTTATTGCACTGCCTAATGCATCAGTAATGATTTGACTGTTTTGTCCGCCGGCGGTACTGTTGTAAAAGTACCATGATTCTAGGGTCCAAGTACTTAATGTGGCCAGCGATGTGCTGGCGTAGGCGTATTGTGAACTTCCGTTGAATGATAAGTATCCACCATTGTTGCTACTGTAAGTAGGGCCGCCTGAGAGTGCAAACGTTTTGCCGCCTGTGGTATCAGTCCAGGTAGTGCCAGAGCCCGGATAACTTGCAGGGTTTCCTGCGTCAAGACTCAGTACTAATCCTGTAGTAGGTGGTGCTATAAACTGTTCTGTAAAGTTGCCTGTGCCTGCTTGTGCAGATGTTGCAGTACCTATTGCTACTGCTGTGAATCCGGTGCCAGTAATGGTCAAATAATTGCCCACTCCCACATAGATATACTTGGTTTCGTTGGCACCAACGGTTTCATTATTTTGGTATATGTTGCCCGCGGCAGGTTGATCACCCAACGCAGTGGCATACACTTGATAGGTCACAGCAGTACCTGTTGTAGAAATTCTACATTTGTCAGTGTACCATATTTGATTGGTTAGCGCGGAATTGTAAACTTGAATGGGCATGTGACATTTATTTACCAGACTGAAGGATTCTGAGACTTAACTCTAACTGCAAACAGTCACTCCATACAACTGTTCAAAGCGATCAGCGTCTGCTCGATCGTTGACCATGGGTTCCCCACGTATATTCAAACTGGTGTTGAGCAACATGGGACAACCAGTCATCACGTACCATTTCTCAAGCAGTTCCCTTATGCCCGAACCGTCCTGCGCCACAGTCTGTACTCGGCTGGTGCCATCAACATGACATATAGCAGGAGTAAGGTCAGGCTGGCGACACCTAGCGACTGACTGCATATAAGGACTATGATGCCAACCGGCTGGCATATCAAAATAGTCATTAGCCACCTCAGCCAATATGACCGGGGCAAATGGCCTAAACTGTTGACGACGTTTGATGTCATTTACTTTTTCCTTGATCGTGCTGCCTCTAGGGTCTGCAAGGAGGCTACGGTTTCCGAGTGCGCGGGGACCGAACTCGGCTCGACCTGAGGCAACCCCCACAATAGATTCAGTAAGTAACCGATCCAGAATGCCATTAACGGGATAAGGCCCAGGAATATCATGCCCGAGATAAGCACTGTGCCAGTTAATTCTATGTCCATGAGCCAAAGCGGCAGCACCAAGGCTACTGCCGGCATCACCAGGACAAGGCATAATCCAAATATTCTCAAAGTATTCTCCTAGTACTCGGTTGGCTGTGCAGTTCAACGCCACCCCACCCATATATACCAGATTTTGACTAAAACTCTGGTTTCTAGCACGAATCATCACTTGTCGAATTAGATCTTCTGTGACCAACTGTGCCGCGGCTGCAATGTTTTCATTGCTGGAATATTCTAGAAACTTTGCACTCATGCCTGTGTGAAAGTTTTGTTTGAGTGTTATATCACGCTCATTGGCTATCACATGCTCACGCATGTCTTGGTACCAGATATTTCGACCCCAGGCAGCCATGCCCATGGTGATGTATTCTTCGTCTAGTGGGTGTAGGCCAATGCGGCTAGTAACTGCACTATATAACAGCCCAATGGAGTGCGGATAAACCTGTCTCCATAATCTACGATACTTTGCCACGCCTTTTGAATCATATTCTGCCCCCCAAATACTTATGGTATCCCACTCACCTATTGCGTCTATCACAACCACTGTGGCTCGTTGGAACGGGCTGGTTTGAAAGCCTGCGGCCGCATGCGACAAATGATGATTGTAACTGAGCACACGTTCGGGTTCAATTTGTCCGCCCAGTTGTTGTTGTAATATTTGTCGGGTTGTGATCTTGTTCCATTCAATGCCTTGACCTGCGTACCATTGTCTGAATTGTTTGTTCCAAGGACGTTCGTAATAGGCCACAACTTCTGGGCCGTATTCTAACACTTCATCCAACAATCCTTGGCAAAAGTCAGCGTCATTTTTCTTTTTACTATAACGTTCACTATGTCCAGCAAACAGGATCTCCCCGTGAGGACTTATGACTGTGGCAGCCGCATCGTGAAAGCCTGCTGAAATGCCTAGGATGTTTGGTAATTTCATTTGTAGATAAATGGATCGCGTTTGCGTAGTTCTCGTAACTTCTTGCGATAGCGTATTTCTAGAGCAATTCTATTGATAATTCTTCGTATCCAGTTCATGATTGTTTTTCTGCCAGGTCAGGGTCATACAAAGGAACTGCACAGAAAGTCACAGTGTCCTTTGCCACAGTAACTGAACGTTTGAACGCTATCACTGTTTCCAAGTTGTAGTAATTGTAATTATGATCAATTGGTTGTGTCCATTGTAATCCTGTACCTATCCCTGTACCATCACGCACAGCATAGTTGGGTTCTACTAGGCCTGCAAATTCATTCCAGTCTGCTGGCCAATCCAACAGATATGGCAAGATCAACAAGCGCCATCCTAGAGCCATTCTGGCTCGCCAGGGCCAGTGCAGTAGTTTTATTCTGTATTCATACAAACTTGGATCATCCACGGTCCAGCGTTGATCTCCAGTGCGAGCCCAGCGTGTGCCATACAACATGTCTGGGTGCAAGCGGCCGCGACTGAAGTAGGTATCATAGCCAGTGAGTTGTTCGGGCAAGGGAATGGTATAGCCCAAGGTAGCAAGTCCTCTAAAGCCCAGGCAGTTTCTAATGGTCTGTTGTTCTGCTATGTCAATTTCTACCCGGCGAGCCTTTTGTTGCTTGAACCAGTCAGGCATGTGATTGCGCATGGGTGCGGGTGCGGCACAGTTCAAATACTGTATGTTGGGATCTGTGCAATATTCCCAGGTCAAATAATCATTAACTTGTATGTCTTGCATCTAGTGCCCGAATTTGTTGCTGATCGTAATCTGGATCGCTCCAGTGGTAGTCATAAATGGCTGTGCAATCTGAAGTGCGTATTTGATACACATCCAACTTAGTGGATAACTGGCGCCATATTTGGTCATAAGACTGGGTGCCAAATGACCTGGAGAGATCAACTTGCCCGATGCAAGGATGGCCGATTGTGAGAGTCTTGTCCTCAGGGTCAAATCCATTCCCGGCAAGCCATTCTCGAAATTCTGCCAGTTGCCGGATCTGCCACGGGTATGCGCCAGGATCACGGGCCCATTCAATATCAAAGTCACCAGCCGCTTGACTCTGTGTGCGTAGCCCAGTTGTAACCAGTTCTGAGATTCTGGAATCCCTACCTTCGTCTTGAAATACCTCCCAGTGATGCTTGCCCACTGCTTTGTTAACTCCCACATACACACCACCCAGCTTTCTATTGATTGTTTCTATGCCAAACAGTTCTAGATCTGCTGCTTCCAGTTCATAGCGTGGAGCACGTAGCCAGCACATCAACTGTGACGGTCTACGCCATTCCGGTGCCTGTTGAGCCTTTCGCATGGAAAGCACAAGACTTTCTAGTTCGTGACACAGGAGATTCAATTGACGTATGTGCCAACGTGTGTGATCATCTGCGGCTGTATAATGCGGACTCATGGCACCTGCTGTGCCCTGTAGATCTTCAAAATATCTATGCAATTGATTCATTTTGTCATGATCAATGTCTAGATCCGCTTGTATTACTGTGCCAGGGCTAAAGAAGTCTTGTATGCGATAATTCAAGCCACTGGCATTAATGGCCATGATTGATCTATTGATCTGTGTACACAAATACTCTGCATTGCGCTTGCTTTCGGTCCAGCCCAGCCAGCAGTAGTTCTTTTCCAGGTGCAGTCCTGTACGAACGATATCATTTAGTGCCCCAAGCCATTTGCGTGAGAGACTGTTATCATGCACATCTATGTACACTGTCAACATGCTGTTGTCTGCACCGCGCAAAATCATTTCTATTGAATCAAGCAATTTGCATCCACCATTTGAGTACATCTGGACGTGAGCCCAGGATATCGGTCATTGTTACCTTTTGTGTTCTTATTTGTTCTAGTTGTAGCACACGGGCTTTGCCTTTTCGCAAGCCCTCTTGATACTGATCCGGCCACTGTTCCGCAAACGTGGGCCGGGTCTTTAATTGTAGCAGTACATCACGCATGGCACCTGCGGAGCGGCCTGCTAGTTCGTCAACCCATGGATCCAACAACTCTCTGGGCAGAGCCAATGGACTCAAGACTATATCTGGACTGAAACTGAATATGACCTTGGCCAGTATTTCCACTCCCAGTTCTGCGGCCAGACTATTCATAGCGTCAACTTCAGTCATGCCCGGCAGTGTGAGTGTAAAATCTAGACGCATCTGTCTGGCGTTTGTTGCTATTGCCAAACCCTGACGGAAGTTCACAAGAAAGGAGGCATAAGATAAACCCGTTCTAATATATTCTCCCACGTCTCCTGTTCCGTCGAGGCTGGCGCAGATTTGCCAGTCACGTATGTTTTTAAGAATATCACGGTAAAGGTCAACCCCACGATATTCAATCCTACTAAGATTAGTATTGTATCTAGCATAAAGATTCCCTCCATCTCCTAATTCTATTATTCTCTGCATGTAGCGCCAATGCTGTTCATACATCAGCGGTTCGCCGCCTACCCAGTATACTTCTTCTACCAGGTGTTGTTCCACAGCCGCACTAAATTCGGACTCAACTTGATCTTGCTGGAATGATTGTATTGTTCCGCGTATGTCGTTTCGCATCCAATTATTTTTTGGATCAGCCCAGTTGACCATGTTGTGTTGTTTCTGTTCAGTCTCCCAGGCACTTGAGAGCATGTCTCCGCAAGTACGGCATTTAAAGTTACACAAGTTGCTGAACCTATAATCCCATGAAACAGGGCGCATACTAGTCGATCCATCTGGGTCAGTACTATTCCATACTTGATCAAGTCTTCCTCCGAACAAGTGCCCGAAATAATCGCGGTATACAGCAACATTGAGTAACTTGTCATTACAAACCTCACATTCTGGCAGTGTTTCTCCGGCCATCATTCTGCGGCGCACACTCCGCATGTGCTCCGAATTCCAGTGTTGTTCCAGTGTGACTGGTGTGTACTTACCTGTGCCTGCGGCGGTATCAATATATTGCTCAAAGTTCTGTGCAGGTTCACGGCTGGCACAACACATTCTGCGTTCGGTCTGCGGGCTTAGATACGTATGCACCCAAGGTGCCAGGCACATGGTATCAGGTTTTTGCATATTTAATCAATTGAGCTAGTTCAGGTGCTACCTGTGCCAGATCAGTGTTGCGTTTGCGATCAAGATCAGCTATTTTCATACATGTCATTGCACCGTCAGTACTTGCACCACGCATCATGAAGTCTCTTATGCGATCAAATTCTGGTCGATAACAGGTTTCAATGCTGTCCAAGTATTCTGCTATGGCTGTTTTGGCACTATCGGGCAAGCAAGCAATTGAAAAATACCAAGCATCATGCATCATGTTCCAGTACACAAAAGAGAATGATTCTTGATTCTTTTCCAGCCAGCCAGCAATATCACCTAGATAACGCACATTAAAGATGTTTACTGTGGTACACACTTGTAATTCAATGTTGGGATGGATCTCTTTTAAATCACGGAAACGATCCAGGTTCTCGCACACTCTGACCCATTCAGCATTGGTGCGCTGATATTCAAAACGCTCGCCCACATCATCCAGGCTGAATGCTATTTCCACAGATTTAAAATGACGCCATATGTCCGCGGCCTGTTCAGGGTACTGTGTGCCATTTGTGTTGTAGTGTATTTCCACTTGTGATGCAATGCCACGTGCCACCATACCTTGAAGCATCTCAAAGTGTTCCTCAATCATGAACGGTTCACCGCCAGTGAATTCTATATAGCGTATGTCATTGAGCACTGAATCAATTTGGCTCCAGAATTGAGGATTGTCCCGTGGCCAAGCGCCTGCACGTAGCATGGTATAAGCGTGTGACTTTTTTTGTTCGTCTCGACGTGTCCATGCTATTTCTTCTGTGGCCGATTGGCTGCTACTCCATGATCCGCAAATGCGACATTTTAGATTGCAGATATTGCCCAGCTTTAGGTCCAAGAACATGAGTGGTTTGGCATCCCGAGTCCATTCTTCGCTGATGCCCATGTGCTTGAGTCTGTCCAAGGTGTGCATGCGTTTTGAGGTGCGGCCTGCTCGTTCTTCCGACCAGCACTTTCTACATGTTTGTGGCTGTTCGCCCACTAGAAACTGTTCACGCAAGCGTGTCATGTGCGCACTGTTTTGTATGTCTTGAAAATTGGCTCGGGACAGTTCAAACTTGTGTCCCTGTTCGTCTAGTATTTCATCATCAGCCAGGCAGCAAGGACGCACAGTGCCAATTGGACTGGCTTCTAGACTGACCCAAGGCAGTACACAAAATTTAGGGTGTGGTAGATTCATTTTAGTGCTGCCAATTCAGGTAGGGCATGATACCATTTTTCATTTCTGATTTGATCCAATTCATTTGTTCGGCGCCAGAATGTGTCTATTAACTGTGTGTTGTCTGTTGCGTTCATAAAGGTAATGGCCGATTCAAAACCTTGCGTGGCGCGACCCAAGGGATCTCGATCGCTGAGCCAACTCAAATGATTCAAATATCGAGTGCTGAGTTCCTGTTTGTATTCTGCAGGAGCAATGTCTATTCTATAGTGCGGGGGATCTTGCAGAATATTTACATTGAAATCTTGTGGCTGAATCAATCCAGCCGCGCACCATTCTCGATGAAAAGACGGCAGGTGTCGGGCATTTAATATGCTGAGTGTGGCACTGACGTAAAAGTCCACATCAGGACATGTTGCAATCATTTGGTGGCGATTCTGAACAACATCGTACCACCTGGTGCCTTTGCGTATGTATTCTGCGGCTGCACCCATTCCATCTAAACTGGCACCCACTGCCACACTTGAGAACTGCTTCCAGTATTCAAATACTGAACGGCCTTTGAGATCTGTGTGTGTAAAATTGGTGTTGTATATTAGCCTAACATCTGTGCGCCCACGCTTGAGTAATTCTTCTAGAATACGATAGTGTTCTTCCATTAGCAAGGGTTCGCCACCAGCAAAGTATATTTGCTCTACATAATCCAAATGTGGCTCCAGTTGTGCCCACATGTCTGTCTCTGTGCGGCCTGCATAGTTAAGCACTGTGTTTCGATCTTTCCATTCAGGACCTGCAAGTCGTGCTTGATCTTGATACCATTGTGAACTAAAGATATGGCCGCATGAACGGCATTTTAAATTGCACAAGTTACTGAAACGAATATCCCAGTAGGTCATTTCAAACTGTTCAAGAGATCCATCTACTCTAGTATTTGCTACTCGTTTGATATGATGGCCATGGTGCTTGTTTGCTGATTTACGGCCACTAAAGAACCCTGACTCTTCCTGCTCATAACAGCGTGTGCAGGCAGGCATGGCTTCTTCTGTTAACATAGCCAGCCTTAGGTTACGCATGGGAAGATCATTCCAGATCTCTTCAAGTGTATTTGTTCTACAGTTGCCCACAACTCCGGGCTTCATTTCAGCATGGCAACAAGGGTACGCTTCACCTGTGGGATAAGCGTGTAAATGGATCCAGGGATAGATACAGAATGTCTTAGAATCTTCCAATAAGAAACGCTCACGTTCAGTGAGTTCTGTTGGGCGCACTAGGTCTGTTGAATTATACTTGTATTGAGTCATACCATTCTTTTAGTTCAGGGAAAGCGGCGCCAAAGTCTTTTGATCTACGTTGATCGTACTGCGAATAAAACTGCCGGAAATCGTTCAATAACTTGGGGAGATCAAATGCTTCTGAATGCGGAGTCTTTACTACGTCTAAATAGTCAATCAAGCGTTGTGTGTGATTTACTTCGTGTTCATGAATGAATTCAGAATCTGCCCAGTGCTCTAGCCATGTGATTAGGCGTTGACGATATACAGTACGCTGTGCGTCGGGCAGGATCAAAGGTGATTGAAAGCTGGGGAAGCGCAAGATATTTAGCGTAAAACTGATGGCATCACGTCCGTATTCCAGTTTCCAATTCATTATGCATTCCAGCAATTGATCCAGACTGCTTAAACAAAGAGCATTAATAGTACACATCACATGTATGCCACGGAACTGTCCTGAATCCAACAAGCGTTCTACGTTGTTGGCCCAGTCGTCCCAGACCAGCCCATCGCGTATGTACTCTGCTTGAGTTGAGATTGCTTCATTGCTGGTGTATAGGTCGATTGCCATTCCCTGTGTTGAGGCAAGCAGTCGGTCAATGTCAATGTCGGTTCCCAAGTTACTATTGATAGCCAACCTTGTATTACTGCGTCCCCGGTTGTCTCGAAACCAGTCAACCAGTCGCCAGGTGTGCGCGGACATGAGGGGCTCTCCTCCGGTGATTCTGAGTTCGGTGAGGGTAAGATGTAGATCACTTTCCCACCAAGCAAAAAATGCGTCAATGTAGGCATTACTCTCCGTGATCTTAAACAGTTGACTAGCGTCATGAGTGTGAGTAAAATGGTTGCGCCCATCACTGACCAAATTTTGATAGGGTCCATTATTGCGTATGTCTTTAACCCAAGTTGTGCTAAAAGCAGGGTTACAGTAAGAGCAAGCAAACTGACAAGTGCGGTCAAAAGCAATTTCCAGCGTACGGAGATTGACGTCAGCGTGGGGTAAAGTATTTCTGGCTTCATGCAGGACCTCTATGGGATATATCTTTGATTTGTACACACGGTCACTCACAGCGTCGCGACCCATGTCTTCGATCTTCCAGCAGTATTCACAACCTGCAGGGCGTTCGCCTGCCAACATCTTGCGTCGATCTTCTTTCTTTTGATCAGTATTGTGCAGTAGCCTAGGGTTGGCCCGGACTTTATCAATGTCCACCAAATGGGCCGGCGGGTGATGGCAACTTGTGGTCATGCCACTACCCAGCCAGATGGTAGCATTGTACCATTTTGCCGCACAAAAACTGGGAGATATATCATCTAATACTTGCTGTTTAAAGTCTAAATCGTTCATTGACAAATTGATAAAAACGGTTGGGGAATTCTTGTCTCACTTGTGAGCGTAACTGTGCGAGATGTTGTTGATTATATTTACATGTATTATAACACGCATCAAGGAAACTCACAAGATCTTGTTGGCATAGATCTTCAACCACTGCGGCAACTCGTTCTAGACGTTCATCATTGTTGTCAATCATGTCAAACGATTCGTCAATTAGGTGCTCAAATGTTTGAAATCCCAAATTGCGCATGTCTCTGTAATAGCCTCGATTGGCCACAGCTATCCAAGGGTGACCAATGGCCACAGGTTTCCATATTTTTTCTGTTCTAAAACTGTAGGGGTATCTATGTACCGTTTCTGTCACCAGACTAAAATAGGTGTCAAGGTATGGATTGGCTTCCATGATTACGTCGCCCCAGACATTGTTTGGAAAAATTTTAGACTTGATAAAAAATGTCTGATCATCGATATCAAAATCCACATTGAATTCTGCAACTTCATACTTGGATTGTAATTTTTTTAGTTTTCCATTGCCCTGAGACAGGTTGGTCCAGATTGCACAATCCAATAGACTGTGCAGACGATCCAACATGTATTTTCTATGATATCTAGTGGCTCCGTTGAAAAACAAGAATTTATAAGGACGTTGTGTCTGATATAGGTCTTGATATTTTTGTATGGCCCGAAGATTTTCATCGTAGTCCAAAACCTTGGGCAAAAAACTTTCGTATTGCAAACAAGGCCAGGTGTCGTCCATGTCTCCCCCGCCTATCAATAAAATCTTGTTGTCCAGCACCAAGTCTGCAATACCATAATTGTGGCAATGATTCAGCAGAGTTTCAGAGCCTTCATGTGGGTTGCTGAACACTGCTTTTATGTTTGAATTATCGATCAATTGTCGAAATTGCTTGGCGTAGAGACGAATTTGTTCTCGACCGATCACATACACAGCGCCTGGAACTGTTTGATTCTTGTTGATGTGCTGTTCAAGGTTCCAAAAAATGTCGTCAGCTGACTGCTTGATCATGCTGTAGATTTCGCTGTGAGTGTCCAGTATCAGTTTATGATTGCCGAGCATGATATTCACATTCGGCCCACCAAGAGGCCATTTCAGGAAAGGTCTGCAAAAAGTCTGTGCCACGACGTCGATCATGTTCACTAAAGAATCTATAAAAGTCTGCTCGTGCTGGGCTGTGATCTTGAGCTTGTGCTGACCGCATCCAGGCAATGTCCCGATCCAGGCGGGCCACTTCGTAGTCTTTGAATCCGTGATAGGGACTGGTCTCTGTTGTCACGTGTTGGGACATCCAATCCCGGACCGACTCTAGTTTTTTTGCATAACTCGCAGGCAGGATCTGCAGACTTTGCCAAGCAGGCTGGCGTAGTACAGGAGTATCAAACCACACACGTTGATAGGTTGTACTGTATTGCTGACGTAGTTCCAGTATGCCTTCCAGTAGACGTTGCAGGCTGCTCACACTCAGATTGTTCATTGTGACAATAAATGTCAGGCTATTGTAGGAAGGTACATCGGTCAAGTACTGATTCACACGTGACCATACTAGATCGAAGTTCATGCCGTGTCGCATGTATTCGGCTTGTCTACCCCATCCGTCCAGGCTCACATACTGCATGAAGTGTTCTATGCGTCCGTCGCAAATGGCCTGCACATAAGTGAGATAACGATCAAACAAACTCTGTTCCACTGAGAAATTGCTTGTGACATTCAGGTGCAGTCCAGGATTGGATATGGCCAGTACATAGTCAAACACTCTATAAGTGTTTTTATCCATCAGAGGTTCCCCACCGGTCATGCGGAAGTGTCGCAGTTGAGGGTATAGTGTGGGCCACCAGGACCAAAATGCTTCCACATATGGGTTATGATCCTTTACCGGAATAGGTCGATTGCGGCCAACAAAGTGACTAGGATCGTTATGAACACGACCAGTCGGGTAGCCACCCCATCGATCAACTTCGGCTTGCCAGGTGCTGGAGAACTGCGGACTGCAATAACTACAAGCAAGATTGCAAGCGTGATTAAAATTGACTTCGACATAACTAGGGACAACATCTTCTTCTCCTGTGGAATTCTTTATCATTTCAAAATCTATAGCTGCCCAGGGCTCGCCCGAACGATAGTGTCTGTCACTGAGTTTGCCCGCATCTTCCATGTTCCAGCAGTAGGAACATTCCTCAGGGCGTTCTTGACGCAACATGATTTGGCGTTGTTGCTTTTTGTGTTGGGTATTGTGTAACGCACTGGGATCAAATTTAATTTCTGCAGGATCAATAGCATGCAAAGGCGGATGATAGCATGAGTTGTTGAGTCCTGTGGGCAAGTGCAGGCTCACCTGCTTCCATTTGGCCAGGCACAGGGCCGGGCCTAATTTATCTTTCATTTGCTCTGCGGAGCTCATGAACGTGCTTTTATTTGTTGTCATAATATTGATTACACAAGTCCAAAATAGGTGCCTGTGGTCCATGTTGTTCAAACATCAGTTGAGCAAAGTCAAATTCAGGGCACACGATGCTGTCTAATTCAATTTGCATCATTTCAAAAAATTCTTTGAAGTTGTTATGGTCAACCACAGTGGCTGGTCCGGGACTCCATGGATATTGTTTGTAGTATGCATCGTGCCATGCTATTGTACTGAACGGTCCTCCCACTGAATGCTGATTACTGCTTATAAATTTTTGAAACAATGCCCATTGTCTGCGCAGACTTTTGACACAGTCAGTGTTGATAAAAAACACATCTTGTTGATTTTGCCAACATTCTGCAATCAAATCATAGTTGACACAGTGTGTGAATATCACCGGTGCAGATATCAATTGTGATTTTGTTTCGTCTGATGGATATCTGTTTGCAATAATCTGAAAGGGATTGGAACGATCATAACCTTTGTTTAATTCAAAATTGGTTTTTCCACGCATCCACTTGTAAAAACGATTGCCACCGCCACCAGGATAAAATGATATAATCACATTACCAGCCTTCTTGTTGTCTAATGACATCTATTTCTCTAACTGTCACGCCTCGATTGCGCCAGTTTGAGCGATAGTGATATTTGAAAAATGCACTTTGTTCTGCTTCTAGTATGGCCATTGGCAGATCCAGTTGTGTGCCTATTTCGGGCCCCAGTTGATTGCTGAGTAGTCTAGGTTGTGAATTTTCCACTGTTTTCCATAATTCTGCCAGGGCATCAAAGTCTTTTACCAGTGTGTAGTCCCAGTTTGTGAGCATGGTCATGTATGTGCCTTGACGTGCACCGGCTATGGCCCATTCGCCATGCTCTGCATCTGTACCCACATTGTGCCATATGGTCATGTTGTCAAGATTTCTCAGCACCTGATTTTTGAATTCTTCCACTGTGGGGCGACGTCCGCGTTGCAAACACATCTTGACACCTTCACGGAACCCGGCACGCCAGGCATGAAAAGGGCTTTGATTGGGATAGGTAGTTGAGTAACAGTCATGCATGGACCAATACAAGGGATCAAAACAAAACTCTACCACAGTTTCGTCACGCCCGTCTGTGTTTTCGTGTGTACGCATGTTCATTACAAATTGTTTTGTCCATGAACTCAATCCACCATTGCCATACATGAGTCCATTCACATGATTACGAGCCCGCCAGCGGAGCACCGCTTGTTCATGTTCCGGAGTAGGAAAATCCAGTGTTTGATTAAAAAAAGTCGGGTCCGGAAGATTGTCTCCGTCGATGAGAATAAATCTTTCAGTTGATGAAGATTCAGCTGCCGCTTTGTGTGCGGCATCCGAGCCCTTGACTCCGTCAATGCGTCGAGCCCAAGGCACCATGTTTTTGATCTTGATCCAAAACTCTTCTTTGTTGGGTTCATCATAGCTCAGGTAAATGCAGTCTAGATCTGCGATGTCAATTGAATTCATGTGTTTTCATACTCCAGCATTGGTGTGGTTGGGACTCGGATACTACTATGGCCACGTTGCTGGGATGGCAAGGTGTTCCTGAATCTGAGTGTGCAAGTTTGTATACTGCTTGTTTTAACTTTATCAATTGACCGTTTTGCACTCGAACATCTAACGATGCCAGAATAAAAGTTTCAGGGTCAATGTCAATGTATGCGCCTGGCAGGTGTTCCATACTGTAGGTTATGGGCCGGCCTTGATCATCATGATACAGGCGCCAGAATATGGGCCTGGGTTCTGGCATGGCTCGCAGTATTGACCAAAATTCATCAGAGGTCACGGTGCCAGTCCTTTATATGATAGTGAAATGCACCATGTTGCATCACAGTGTTTACTCGCAGTTCATAATTGCGATATTCCGAAATCATTTCTTCTGTCCAGGCATCGCGTTTGGCCGCTATGATATGACGCTTCATGTGTACAATTGTGGGATAACTGGCAAAAGGTAGAGTGCAGGTTTCTGGACCAACAATGTTGGCTGCCATGGCGTAAACCACATCAGTGCTGGGCAGATCTTCGGGGAATTTCAATAACTTTTTAAAGTGTTCCCAGTTTTCAAATATCATGCGAACAGTGTCAAAAAATTCTTTGGCTGTTTGACTCAAGCGCCAGTAGGTGATGGCATTGTACACATCTGGCAGGTTGTTGGCATCAAATACCTTGCGATAATGACGTGATCGAGCACGTTGATCTTTCCAGTCTCTACAACCAGTTGATACCACCACATCTCTATGCTGTAACAGGTTCCACCAGTGGTCAATGTGACTGGTAACCAACATATCTGACTCCAATTTGATTGTTTCACGGAATGGTGTGGCATGAAACACCTGCCAATCATTGGCATAAGGATTGTCTTTATCAACAGGAAAAGGAAACTTGCGTACATGATCAAACAACGGGCCAGCATCCACCTGCTGGTCGGTCAGCAAACATATTCGTGCATCAGGGTGCCAATACTTGATGGTTTTGGCCAAGGTCTCACTGCAATTCACATAGTCTGTGCTGGCAGTATTGGCGGCCACTATCAAGTAGCCTTGTTCTTCAATGGGTTTCAATTATTCTCTCCAGATGCTGTTTGCCCATGGCATGAAAGTCTTGATTGCGTATCATGGTCCAACGGGGTCGCTGGTCTTGGTCCTTATAATCTATTCTATAACAATCCTTGCTGAGTCTGGTCAAGGTGTGCTCAGGTGTAACTGTGCTCAGGTTCCAGGGTATTGAGTTATATTGCAAGGTCTGTCCGTTTACAATATTTAGAGCAATACTTAGTGCATGATCATTGCGAAATGTCAAACCTGATATTTTATATAGATCTTTATAGTGTCGCCAATTGGCTCGAACCATTTTCATGCAATCAAATATCAATTCAGCATGTGCACCGCGCCGAAACATCATTACCGTGGCCCAGCTCATGGGCATGCGGTATTCACCGTATTGATTGAGAGCCACAAAGTTGTCTTGACTTGTTATATCGTATGCCGCGGCATGTGCTAGGAAATCTTGATCGCTGTTTAATAGTATTTTCAACTGATCACTGGCCACCACATAGTCAGCGTCTAGAACAAGAGTGCGGTGCCATGGGGTAAGATCATAAGCCTCAGTTCTACCTGCGTTGTGCCAAGTAACAGACGCTTGATAATCCTCAAACCAACGTGTTCCTCCTGAGGCAGCATCTGCCGCAATGACGTGATCAAATCCGCTAACTCTAGGATCTCTTGGGCTAGCGTCTGTGACAATGGCCACTGGAATGTTGAGCCACCTACGAATGTTTCTAGCACTCCAGCCAGCCATGGTAACGTAGTCGGTCGATTCATTGTCAAAAGCAAATATCAGTGCACCTGTGGTCATCGGTTCTTGTTGAGATTTTCATGTTCCACACGCCAGGCATTCATTTGCTCTTGCCAGCGTTCATGCGATCGGGCAAACAATTCTGTTACGTTTACACGTACAGGAGTTTCATACAAGTCTAACAGCACTACATCCGTGTCTTGAGCACATGCCAACAGCACACATTGTAGTTCAGGGCCGGCACGCCACATGCCACCTGCGTGGGCAAACAGCATGCGAGCCTCATACTTTTCTTTTAGTGTGCGTCTGGCAGCCGCATGATCAAATCTGGCCCGTGCGTGGGCAACAAGTTTTTCAGTGTCCATAGATTTATTGTACAGGAAAAAGAGCTAGAGGTCTACCTCTTTAGCAAGAGTTCGGTCAGATTAGGCTACCGAACTGGCCACAGCAGGTGTTCCCCAACTGTTGGTTAGATAACTGGCGGATGGTGGCACAAATCTACAAAGCACAGCAGGTGCTGTACCAAATGCTGAGAATGGGCTGGTAGTATCTGTTCCGCCAGAAATGTCGGCACTTTGGCCTGCACCAGAGTTGGCTGTTTGGTTCCAAACCGTGGTCAAAGTTAATACAGTCGAACCAGCATTCACTGCGGCTTGTACTTGAATATAATCACCAGTGTATGGACTGACTGTGCTGTTCAACTGGAACAAAGTCGTAGCGGCTGCACCCGGAGTCAATGAATACCAGCCTGTTGTGGTCAAGTTAGGCGATGGTGTTCCTGATCCACCTGATCTAGTAAAACCTGTGTAACTGACACCTGCAATGGTTTGAGCCGCAGAGTTAACTCGACCACTCATGAATAGTGTGCCCACTGTGCCGACAAAGGTGTTCCAGTCAGCATCGATATCTGTACCAGTTGACGTTTTACTCATGTCCAAACGTACTAGGCCGCCAGCGTTCCAAAAATATCTTGCTTGATCAGCACTAGGGAATGTTATGGTCTGTGTCCAGGTAATGGTCCAAGCACTGCCACCAGAACCTGTAGCAGAGGTTTTGGCAATGGCTCCAGTCCAGGTACTGCTGATTGTACCGGATGCCGCCGCATTGCCGCGGTTGGTAGTGACACTGGCGATGTCTGTGGACACAGCAGACAAAACACCAATTGTGGTACCTGCTGTGGGTGCGGATCTTGATGTGAGTGTTGTTGATGTTTGAGTTCCTGCTGTGGCCAGGTTGTTGACCAGGCTGGCCCATTGTGTTGCTGTCACAGTGCCACCGGTTGCGGCCGAAGTAAAAGCAGTCTGCCCCCAGCCTTTGTCACCGGACCCGGTGGCCCAGATATCGTTCAAACCACCCGATGTGGTAGTGAATGTGTTGTAATCTGATGCTTGTATTAATCCGCCGCTTGAATATGTCATTAGTATCTCTGATTAGTTCTTGATGGTTACAATTGCTTCAATTGTACCTGATTCAGGTGTGAGCTTGTCAACCAAGCTTCGTCCGATTACATTAAATGACGTGGCTTCTCCGGATTGAGCTGCTCTGGCAATACCAGCACCTGCTGATACCAATCTGTCGCCTTTGTGTATCACACCAACCACTTTGACCGGGACACGTCCAGTCATTGCAACTGGAGGATGTGTGTCGTCTTCGCCTGCACCACCGTTCATCAAGTATGCCGCTCTGGTACTTATCACACCGAATACTTTATCGCTTAATTCAGTTGTTGATCTAGTAATTTCTTCTCGGCCGCCCAGTTCAACCACTGTGCCTGGCTCTAGATATTCATCTGCCGCAAAGCGTTCGGCAACGTCAGCGTAGAGTGCTGTGGTAGCAGTAGCAAACAGTCTATTGAAATAACTGCTTGAGCTGCCAATATTGCCCACAGCATTGGTACCGGTATGTGCGATACTTTGTGCGCTGAGCACGTTGGCATATACTGTGGTAGTATCAACCACAACTACGTTGGCAGTTCCGCCAATGTTGATTGACAAGTTACCACCGCTTGAATTGATACTGGCATTTGATGTGCCGTTTTCAATTTTGGTCACACTGACCGCAGCACTAACACCAGTCAACTGAGATCCGTTGCCCAAGATATATGTGCCAGAAATATTTGCGGCACTGGTAACGTTACCAGTCACACTGAGCAGACCGCCGCTACGCAAATTACCTGCATCTACGTTGCCAGATACACTTAAAAGTGTGCCATATACTGCGCCGCCGTTGATGTTGCCGCCGGTGATGTTACCCGTTACTGACACCACACTGCCCAAATGGCTTGTGCCTGTTATGGTACTGGCTGCTGATATTACACCACTGGTCAAAATGTTACCGCCGGTGATGTTACCAGTTGTTGAAACTGCACCACCCGCTGGTGGAATCACATTGCCAATAAAGTTTGCACCGGTCACGTTGCCAGTGGCACTCACCACACCAGCTGTCAAAATATTACCACCAGTGATGTTACCGGTCACATTGCCGTATCCAACAATGTTGGCACCAGTACCAGTGGCTGTGAATGTTGTGGCTCCGCCTGCGCTGATAACCACATTGCCTGCACCCACCAAATTGCCACTCATGTTGGTACCGGTGGCGTTGCTCATTGTCAATCCCTTGTACACTGTGGGGAATAAAGTCGAAACAGGAGCAGCCGCAGAAAAATTTGAATCATTGCTGACAATAGCCACACGAGCATTGTTTACATACAGTGTGGTCACATAGTGTGGAGTTGCTGTGTTGTCGTTGATTGTTTCAGGGATAGCACCTGCAGTGCCGGTTGAACTGGTATATGCAGGACCTACCACCAAGAATGATGAGCCGGTATAGACTTTGACCTGCTGGTTAACTGTGTCGTACCAAAGGTCGCCTGTGACATTGGATGCTGGTTGTGTTGCGCTAGAAGTTGCGGCTGAAATTGTTTTGAATGTTGTGCCGTTGTAGACCTTGAGCAAAGTGTTGGTACTATCCCACCAAAGTTGACCTGTCAACGGTGCTGCCGGTGCAGTAGAATTTGCACCATTTTCCAGCAAGTGAATAAAGTTTGTGTCTAAAAATGCACCGTACCCTGCGTAGTTTTTTCCCACCAGGATCATACTACTAGAGGTGTTTGTAGTACCGTCCGCTATGGTAGCAAAAAGCGTTCCGTTAGTAAGATTGATTGTATATGCCATGTCTGTTCCCTGTTCCTATATTTATACAGCGTTGATATTGCTCAAGGTCTGTATTCTAAGCGTGTAATCAATTTGAATCTGACGATTCAAGCTCTTTTGTACTGGGTGAAAAATCACGTGAGTAATCAAGCGCAAATTATCTGCGCTGCCATTCCAAGTTTTGAGTCCCAGCTCGTCAAACACATATTCGCCGTTGTAGTTGGTCGAATTGTCAAAAGCCTGCTGTTGTGGTGGTTCGCCGTAGTCCAGCAAACAAGTGACCAAAATATCAGTATAGACATTGCCTGCTGTGTGTAGCACAGTTATTTTATTATTTTCAGGATCTGTGTCAGCGGCCGAGTTGTCGTCAACCACTTTTTGATAGGTTTGATTGTACAGGTCAGCATTTTGTCCTGTGGTATTTGGGGGCAAATAGGTAATAACACCTGTGGGGTCTACTGAGCTGCCGCCGTTGCCAAATGCCATTTGATAGATATATCCCAGATTACGATCTGCCAAGCTCTGTGCCATGGCCACACTAATATTTTCATAATGAATAGCATTATGGTCATTGTAGAATATTTCCCCATTGGCTGGGTCATAGATTTTCACATGCCCAGTAATTTTTGCTAGTCCAGGCTCAATCATGCTCGTCTCTCCACATAAGTTTTTTGCGTTTTTGGATCAAATACTCTAAAGTATCCTTGCACATTGATGGTTCCAGTTTCGTTGGGTTTGCCGGGCTTTTGCTCTTTTTTGGGCTCAACTGATTGATTTTGTTGTGTATTTGACATGATCTTTTATTTACCTTGTTTATAACCCACGCAAGAACCTTGCGGCCTGCGTATTTGTATCTTGCAATGCCACTCCGTTGCTGGCTGTGTTCAATCCTGGTGCATACCAAGTGACCCCGTGACGTACCAAAATTGAGACTTCAGATCCGGCTGCAGGCGGCATCAATGGCGGATTGACTGAATTATCCACAACAAATTCCACAGCCAATGGACTGTAATCTGTTACAAAATACCGATACTGACTTTGTGCTGTGGTATCACTATAGGCATATTGGCGTATTCCTCCCACATAAACCTCAATGGCCGGGGCTTCACTGCTGGAATCCAAGAAATCAGCAAATGCTATGTTGGGTGCGTAGAATGTTGTGGTACTGTCATCGCCCAGACTGGAATCGCTCACAATATAGTCTTGGAATTGTGTGGGCAACAAGTTGCCGCGACCTATGTCATAAACTGAGCTTGCTATGGTGTGACTGGCAGCGCCTGTTCCTGCTGTGCCTCTCAACAGTCCAGAAATTGTGTTCAATGAAGTATCCCTCATACGATACATAATACGCTCGCCGTTGATGGTGACTGCTCCAAACACACCCAGTTCAAGATTGGGTTCACTCAAACGTGAAGCATCAGTCACATAAGCAATATCAGCAGTGCTTGACAAATCTTGTGACAATGTGGTGGTAGTGGCATCCGTGATTCTATAGGTTGCTTGTACTCCTCGCATGTCTTGGAATATGCGGAACGCCATGGCCTCTGGTACTATGCTATTGGTAAATTCCTGGATGACCATGATCTGTGCAGGACCAATTGCTCCTTTGGCCAATATCAAATAATCGCCTTGAACAGTGTAATCTATACCTTCAAATAATCTGTATCCGTCCAGTGTAACCCACAATCTGCTTGGGTTGTTTAGACTTCTTTCTAGATAGAAATCGTTGGTGGATACAGAGGTTCCCAAGGCATAGTCGTATGATCCCGATGTGTTATTTACGCTGGCTGAATCAAACAATGTGGTGTCGTATCCTTCGGTCAGTAACAGGCCTGTAACTACTGGGCCTTGGAATACCAAGGTCAATGGCCATAATTGTGCTGTGTCATTCCAACTGGTAACTGCAAATATGTCATTCAAGTTTACAGTGGCCACAATTTGCAGTTGGTTTCCAATGATCACATAGTCTGACAATGTGTTGACTGTGATCAAAATTCTTGCACCGCTGACAGGAGGGTGTGTAAAAACCACCTGACGTCCTGGTGTGTTGCTGCCAGTGAAGTTGGTCACACTATACGTTCCTGCTGTGGCACCAACGTTTTGCGGTTGTAAAATATTATCCACCCAGACTTGTATATCTGTTGCAGGATTTATAAGAGATTGACTGTATCCACCGCGTTGTGGTAGACCAAAGCTCACGCTGGAGTCGTCACCGATCCATTCAATGCCCTCAGCTGGTCTCAGTCTCAAACCGTTGCGAGTTACCACAGCATTGACCGAATTTGATCCTTGCATGCTGTTGGTCAATATTATGGTCTTGCTGGACACAATGCCAGCATCGGCTATGGTATACTGTGTTTGTGGAGTGCTCCAGCTGTATGCTGTGGAGGCTTGTCCTGTGCCAGATCCAATGCCGGTGGCAACAAAACTCAATCCCAGTGTGCTTGATGCGGCACCAATAGCAGTCCAATTGGTTGTACCAACATTGGTAATTGTATATGATTTACCAATCACAAAATTTCCAGCATCAATTGTGCATGTTCCAAATGCAACCAGTGCAACCCCGTCAGTGGCGCCAGGATCACGTCCAAGATCCACTAGACTTTGTTGTGCTGGCACAAATTCAAACCAATACAATGGATTGGTGATGTTTACGCCAACTGCCACATCTTGCAACGCACGATAGTAATTGCCATTGTAATTCACAATGTCTAGTTTGTTGTACGTGTCCAAGATATTCCAAGGTATGCTGTCAACATAAGGAATCCAGGTGATTCCATTCACAATGCTACCGTTGATGAACACAGCGATGCTGGTAATTTCAGCGGCATTGACTGGAATAGTCACAGTCTCGCCAATGTCGGCTCCAACATAGTTGGCACGATACAATTGACTACCACCGCCTAATTCAAACACGTCGATTTGGAATTGATTTCCTGTGGCTACAGTCAACAACGTCACTGTTTGATTTACCCAATCAATTGTGTAATTGACATTTCGAGTAAGGTTTCTGCCTGCTGTGATGTCAGATACCAAAACTTCCACTGGATGATCAGTTATTCCGGCCCAGCTATATGCTATTTTAATAGCAGGGTTGTAGGTATAACGAATTGTGCTCCACTGGAAAGCATGCCCGTCTCTGGCCCAGTCAGCGCCAGGTCGAGTATACACACGAAAATCCAATGTGTCAAATTCTGCACCATTGACCAATTCTTCAGGCGAGTGTCCTTCATAAGGTCCGATGAATTGTCCGCCGTCTACATTGATATCTGTGGGCAAATCGCCCAAGGTTGTGTCTGTGAATGCACTGGTGTATTCTGCATCTATTACTGTTGGGTCGCTGAGGAAATAGTCGCCGTACACTTGTGGACCTGGATAATCAACTCCATCAATCAATAATGGCAATTCTAGTCCAGGCTGGTTGACACCCGGCACATAGTAACCCATTGTACGGTCAACGCCGGTTAGATTTTTAGCCGGGACCACGGTCCAATCTTCAAGATTGAATGTTGGTCCTATCACTGCGGTCGAGTCAACTGGGGTTGCTTGCCACACGCGATCGTCATAACGCACCAACATGCCAGACAAATATGTTCCATTTGGACTCCAGGGCATGACATCACTGAAATATTGGAATCGATCATACTTGATCACTGTGCGGAAACTGCGAACCACATTGTTGAGCATTCTAGCATAGGCACGTGCTGACACTCCATTGCCGCCATCAAATGTAATAGTAGGAGTTTGACGATATCCAGAACCGCTCTTGGTGACATTGACTGCCACAACTTGTCCAACACTGTTGATCACTGCTGTGGCTTCAGCCGGGTCAACTGCGTCGCCTGTGATTATGACCACTGGTGGTTCCGTGTATCCTGAGCCACCATTGATAATTCCCACACTGTCCAGCATCAACAAATAGTTGTTGTACCATTGGCTGTATGGCCACGAAGTCCATACTGTGCTGGTAGAAGACAAATCACTTTGTGTAGTGAGTCCATATCCTGATGCATCGCTTTGAGCATATGGCAACAAGATCGGGCTGGTAAACTTGGCCACTGGCAAAGATGTGTTGTAGTAGGCTGGCAAATCAAAGTCTGTGAGATCACCAAAAAATTCATCAAATCCTGAATATTTCAAATTGAATTCACGAATACTCACATGGTAAGGTTTGACTTCTTGAATATAGTCACTAACAAATTCTTGATTGTCACGCACATAGTTTTGGTAAGGAATCAGTTGACGAATTCTGTGATCTACATCGATCAAACTGGTTTTGACCAACCACTCAGGTGCAGAGAATTCACTCAACACAAAGTTGAATATCAGGACCAAGGCCTTGTTGCGCTGTATTGCAAGATCATCTATCAACAGTTCTTCATTGATGGCTTGAATGATCTTTCTTGTTTCGACCACGGGCTCTTGGTCATAGTATTGTGCATCAAACACTTCAACATCGTAGCCAAATCTTCCTAGAGCATAGTCCCAGAGTTTGGCAGAGAACGCAATGGTACCATCCTGTAACCCCACTCGTTCCCAACCTGTATCAATCTTTAAATAAATTTCAAATTTGCCTTGAGCATTGGCCGTGACTTTGACACTACTGCCCACTGGCACAGTCAAGGTGGTCAATGCTGAATATGTGGGAACCTCTGAAATAATCTTGGTGCTGGAATTATAGCCGGGAAGATACCAGTTGACATAGTCCCAGTAGTCTGGTGTGTTGTATCCTTGCACTTTGGTCAGCACCAGAATTCTTGTGTTTACATCAAGTGGATTGGGCTCCACAGTATAAATGGTCCATAGTCCACGATTGCTACTGTCTGTGGTCACAAGATATTTGTAGCCCAATGGTATGCTGCCATCAGGGTTGGACCAGAATGGCGTTTGGAATCCCAGGATTTCCAAGTTGGCCACTTGTAGATTCCAATTGATAATGGTCCCGCCATCAACTGTGACTGTTTGTGGGGGCAATGGTTCGCTACTGTTGAGTAGATTGAAAGTTCGGCTTTCACTGATAGGATACTGTGATAACACCGCGTTCACACGCTTGAGATAATTTTTCAGAGCCGCAAAACGATCCACAAACATCGATTGTCTTGGTCGGAATTGTACTCCATAACGTTCAGCCGGACTCAAGTTAGGATCAGGTACCTTGTTACCAAATGTATCTACTCCACAGAAACTGTCTTGCAGTTTGCGATACAAGTTGTCGCTCAAGAAACCATCTGCACGGTCTTGAGGAATCAATTCGTATTCAACGTGTACATTGTCGTCAGTGTAGGCACGATCGTATTCAATACTGACAACAGTATCGCTGGCCATGATATAATCTGCACTGTTGTACAAGGCAATGGTGCTGGCATTGATAGGTGCCATGTAAGCGATACCACTGGCCTTGGGATCAGCAATGTATGATGCCACTGTGCTGGCCGGCAAGGTTTTACCCAGTTGGGTTGCAGTCACAGTGATTCCGCGAACCCAGAAATAATAGTAAGTGGCAAAAGTACCATCTTGACTCAAACTCGAATTCACAGTGTAAGATGCTGTGTTTAGCGGTGTGCCTTCACCGGTATAGTTGGCAGGTGGTCGGTCACTTTGTATCCATTGATACACATCAACTTCACTGCCTGGGAACAACTGCGCCCAACGTCGGCTGGCATAAGTGATCGAATCTTGATTGGGATCGATAAAACGCACAGTACTGATATCCCACCAAATCTCTCCCACATGATCTGCAAACCAAGTGGTACCATTTAGATTGGCCGGACCTGCATTATAAGAAGCAGGATCCACTGCACCGATATAATCAATGTTGGCGCGAGCCGCACCAAGTATTTTTCCCTGTAGCGGATTGATAAAATCCAAGAACTCTGTTCTGGCACTGGTGATTCTATCATAAAAGAACACGCTGTTCAACAGTTGAATATCCACTGTGGGCTGTTGTATTTCAACTACTGACCAAGCCGGAGCTCCTGAAGCATTTTCAAACACAAACACTGCACCATAGTTGGCTGCGCTATCGCCTGCATCATTCTTTGGTGCACCTGCCATGAGCACACCCGAAGTGTAGTTCACCGCTGATCCAAATGTGTCGTACTGTGACACTTGGTTGTTGTTGATTTGCTGTCCAAAAACAAAGCGACCTGGGTTGGTTATGCTTAGGGAATTGCTGGGCAAATAATCAAAAGTATAAATTGCACCGCTTTGGATGATCACAGAGAAGAATATGGTACCGCCGGCATCAAAGTAAGTGGTACCATCATCAAATACTGTTTCAAGATACAAGGTACCACGTGGAGCACCAACCACTAGGTTGATTGCGTTGTCATTGATGCTGATGGCGCTGCCAAATCCTGCGTATTCAACAGGATAGGGACTTTGAATACTTTGTGTCCAGGCAAATGTGTTGAAGGCCAGTGTGGCAAATGCTGTGCCTACACTGCCTGGTGCCACTTGTACTTTGTTGAATGGTGCGGCAGCATCAGGATTTTTAACGCTGATTGTGAGATAGCCTGCGCTGACTGTGGCCAACACATTTGGCACCTTGGTGTTGATTGCTGTGGCCAGACTGACCACGGTACCTGCAGAAGGAACTGCAACATCTATGTTGTTGACTCTCAGTGTATTGCCTGGTGTAAGTGAAGGATTGGCCACTGTGGCTGTGATTGTGCCATAGATGCGACTTTGATTTACAAAACGTTCAACCACACCGCCTTTGAACACTTGTTGACTGCTTTGTGGTTCACCCACATATAGACTACAGTTGTTGTCACAAATGGCCACTGCCTGACCAAAATTTGAGAAGTTGGCTGCTGTGTTCTGAGACACTGTTTGCAGGAGATTGAATTGATTGGTTTCAATTTCGATCACATCTCCTACTTGCAGGTCTCCAAAGATTGTGACTGTGTTGCCGCTCACGGTGAAAGAATCAGGGGCATTGATCACACTGTTGTCTTGGTTGATGTAAAATTGGTTGTTGACAATCACACTCACAGGTGCAGTTGGAGCAGAGCCCAACACAGTGAAACTCACACTGGATGGATCTTCACCATAGATAAATCTCTGAACATTGCGATCAAACACATACACACAACCAGCTTCAACATTGCCGCCCACTGTGGTATAAGGTGTTCCTACCATGACCTGACGACCATCTGTGGTACAAGAAATGCTGTGTCCAAATCTATCTGTGGCACCAAGACCGGCCACGGTCAACGTGTTTGCATACTCAAAGTAACCTTCGGCCACAATTACCACAATGTCTGTTATGCCGTGAATGCCAGGAAATGTTATTGTTGTACCAGAGAATGTGTAATCAATGTTGGGACGTTGTAGCACTTCATTGACTTTGACGCTGAACGAATATATATTTGTGGCAGTGAACAACCCGACTCTGTGCCCATCATTGTTGATGTCATTGGCAACATTATAGGTCAAGGCATTGTAAGGAATTTGGAAACTGTTGTAACGTGCAAACTCAATCAGCACTGGCGCCAGTGCGGTACCAGTACCCGAGCCTATTCCGGTAGCAATAAATGTGACACCAACAGTGTTTGAACTAGCACCAATGGCAGTGAAATCAGTGGTGCCCACACTCAAAATTGTGTAAGTGGCGCCAGGTGCAAAACTACCAGCAGTGGTCACTCCAGGATTGCTATTGAGAGTGACAATGTTAAAGTTGTTGTCAATGGTGTAGTCAACGTCAACAGTTTGTATTTGACCATTCAAGGTCACTTTCAATTGATATTTGTTGTTGATCTGTATAGTGCTGTTGATTGCAAACTTGGTGGTAGATCCATCAGCAATGGCTCTGATAAATTGCTTTTGCCAATCAACATATCCATAAGCATGCACATTGTTCAAGCCCGGAGCACCAACGTACATCCAACGTTCGTCCTGACTCATGGCCACGCTGTAGCCAAATTCTCCTGCACCTGTTAGCAATGTACCGTATCCAGCAGGTTGGGTAAGCAACTGCCATTGGCCATAAGGAATAGATCCTGCCACACCCAGTTCAGGTGCACGATAAATCACACATGCATAGCCATTGTTGGCTTGGCCGCCTGCACCTAGACTGGCGCTTGCACCTGCCACTGCCCAGGATTGATTGCCAAAATCTATTGCATTGCCATATCCGCGCACACCGGTGGCATCTAGTGTTAAAATTGCATCACTAGCACCCAGCGGGCTTACAGGCACATATTGATCACCATAACCTTTGACGTACACATAAACAGCACCTTTGCTGGGGCCAGTTCCAAATCCAAAGTTTGGACTGCCCACAAAAGCAGCCAATTTATTTCTGGCCTGTGCAACACTAGCTCCGTATTGTTCGCCGGCATCAAGAAACTTGGGATCCAAAGTAATAATACTTGAGAACACATTGTTCTTCTGTAATACTTCCCAAAGTCCGGCACCGTTGTCGTCAACCCAAACTTTGGCACCAGGCAAGATATTTAGAGTATAAGGCAAGTTATCAACATCACTGGCCTGGGACACACGCATGGTTTGCAAGGTAAATCCGAGACCTGACCCATTGGCCACTGAACGATTTGAGATAAACGTGAATGCAATGTTCACTGTGTCAAGACTTGGCACACTCAACACCTGATACACCCCATTAATTTCAGTGTCAAAAAACTTGATGATTAATTTGTCGCCTGCTACCAGGCCATGCTGATCATTGAAAATCACACGGCTTGTGCCATTCAAATTGTCACATACGTGTTGAATTTGCCCGGGCACTGCCTGCGCACGATAAATGTTCCAGTCGTAATCGTTGACCTTGGCCACCCATATGGCAGTTCCTACCTTGATAGAATCAATATTGGCTGCTAGACTGGCAGTATTTGTGATATCAAATACTGTGATATCAACATCATCAAGGCTCACATAACCCGCAGTGGGCAATCCTATGTCTGTGGGTAATTTTGTTGTGGTAGGAAGTATATCAGTGCTGGTCAGTTTGTAACTTGAACGCCACACATCGGTCAAGAAAATCTGTTGATCTGCTTGACTTGGTTGCTGTGGCACAACAACCTGTATCAATCCAGGATTAGAACTCAACAGTGCTCGATCCAATCGCAGTTCAAAAAAGCTTCGGTTGGCATTGGCGCCATATACTGCACGTTGCACTGCCCAGTTTTCGTAGATGCTGTAATCTGCGGCTTCTTTGCCTAGGTTGGCCGCCTTGAATAAATCAGCAGCCAAGATAGTGCCTTTGGTCTTCAAGAACTGTCGGTACACATTGACTTGACTCACATCATCAAGATTCAATGCTGCCAGATACTGTCGGGGTTTGAATCCTATCAAGCCATACGCCAACAAATCATTATCAGACTGCAGGTTGGCAGCATTGATATTGTAACTGTTGGTCAATTGATCAGCTTTGTTGGCCAAGTTAGGCAACAACCCCAAATCAATTTGATTGTAGTTGCTTTGTGCCCAAACATTGAAATCAAACTTGGCACTGGGCTGTACAATGGTCAAGGCTTGCCAATATACATTTTTGTATTTGACAATTTGTCCTTTGGGGTAAGTTCTTAATCCTGACCACTCTTCCACATTGTTTTGATTTAAGATAAATCCAGGTGTGTCTACTGATCCGTTCCAGTCATTGGTGGTCACTGCCACCAGGTTCAGGCGGTTTTGTCTTGCACCTGTCACAGGATCATATATCAAATCACCAAACACACTCTTGTTACTCAACACAATCATGTGTTCAAAATTGGTAAATCTAAGATTTATGTAGCTGATACTTTGAGTGGTCAATGGCTGTATGCTGAATGTGTTGCCCAGACGAACTATGTTCAGTGAACGTGCAGATATCTCTGTTGAATTTTGATCCAGCAATAGATTTTCTGCAGTATCTGTCACAATGCCATCTACCACTGCACCCGGTCGAGTCACAGTCAATCCTGTGGCCAATGGATTCAAATTGATAATAGCATCTGAGCTCCAGCCTTGTTGACTCCAGTACAAAAATTCAGTGACCATTCTTGGCCAATCCAGCACGTATCCATTTTCTATGTTGGTAAATGTTAGGCCTTGTTTTTCCAACAACTTGCCATAACTCAACAAGAAATCGCCCACTGCGGTTTCGTTCGCAAACACAAATCCATACGGGACTTGTACCACATTGTTTGAATAAAAAGTTGGAACACGTATGGTAATTCCGCCGGCACTGTAGTCTTGCAGTTTGCCCACGGCTTGACTTTGCAATATTTCAAAATAAGGTTGTGATGTACCGTATCCAAACACTGCATACCCACCGCCACTGACTCGTTGCACTGCCACACTTGAATATTTGATTTGATCAAATGGTTGATTCTTGTACAACAAAATGTCATAGCTTTCTGCCGGAATCATCAGTGTTGTGTTGGTACTGTTGGGACTGGATTTTTCAGTGAACAGTTCAATGTATTGTTTGTCTGAATAACTGGCCATTCGATAGCACAGTCTAACATCCAGTGCCTTGAGATCTGCGGCAAGCAACGCAGTACTGTCAATACCAGTTTGTCTGTTGTAGTCCACAATCCAATTGATATAACTGGCTTTGCTTGTGCCATTGCCGTAGACTTCAACGCCGTTGGCATCCAATCTATAACGTCCGTTGTATAAAAATTGATTGTAATCTGTGTCAAATCGATACAGGTCTCGATCAGCAAACAATGCAAAAAACTTGGCCGGACGTGTGACTGCCAATGCATGCATCACTGCAAAAGGATATCCGCTAGAGTTCCACCAGGCCGCTTCAACTGGACCGCCGTCGCCAACGGTCCAGCTTTTTTGGTACTTGGTACTGACGTTTTGATTTTGTGGCACACCACCTACCACACTGTTTTGCGGACTCAGTAGTTCACCTTCGGGGCCAGTGGGAATCACTGATGCTAGACCTGGTCTGGCATATTTTGGTTTATAGTAAGGCGCTATAGGATCGGCCACTAGACCTGCTTCCAGGTCATCCCATAACACCAGGTTATCTGCTGTGTAAGGTGCTGGACCATAACGATTTTGCCACCAAGTGGGTTCAATTTGCAGTCCCAGCATTTCCCAAGGTGTGTAACTGGGCTGTTGTGTGTCGTAGAAGTAGCGGTAGATACCGCGCCAGGCGCCCAGTAGGTTTTGCTGGTCTAACTTGTTGATGGTATTACTGTAGTTCCAGGTAAACTCATTGGTAGCACTGAATGTTTGTGTTTTGTAATCCAGTTTGTTCCATCCGCAGTAGCTCAACAGATCGGATCCAAGAATGGTATTGATTTCTTCAAAACTGTATCCAGTATTTCTAAACTGTCCAGGTAAAACATTTTCAAATGTGAGCGGCACTGGATTACCGTCCAGTTTGATATTGTTATAAATTCTAGTTTCAAATTCCAACAACACCTGATCACGCACATCATTGAACACAGGGGTTTGGCTACCGTCATGTCCAATGATAAAATCACTGGTGCCATTTGACGTTACCAATGTTGTGATTTCAGGCTGCCAGGCTGGGTACAGGCCCATCTTGCTGGGAGTATTGGGAATAAAACTGCCATAGGTAGCACTGTATTCATTGATGATCACTGTATCACCAATATTGAGAGTCACAGTCAAGGTCACTCGTGGCCCATCTGTGGCCACAACATAATCTTTGCCACGAATCAAAATTTGATTGTTGAGATATATGCAGAGACCAAGATAATTGGCCGACTTGTAGTTGTATACCTGTACTGTGTCAAAGGTTGGTCGAGTGGTTAGTCCTACTGTATAGGTATTGCTATAACTGGTGACACCTTGCGGTATCATGTCGCTCCAATAGAATGGCTGAGTTTCAATTTTTCCCAGAGAAACATCTTGTATGGCGGTATCAAGTATTTCCGCTGTGGTTTTGAATGCGATATTGTTTTGCAATAAAACCACGTCCAACATCTGTGCCTTGAACTTGATGTATTCACGGCTGTTGTACTGCATGGATGCAAATATGTTATAGGTTGGACTACGCATGAAATAGCCAGGCAAGATCAGCGGACTACTTTGTTGTAAAATTATTGAGCCATAAGGAACAATGTTGCCAAGATCTCGAGTGTTGTTGGCACCATTGATAGGTCCGCTCAGGCTCATGAGATTCTCACAAATACTTTCGTAATGAGTTCGAATAGTACCTAGCGTAAAAGCCGGACTATTTGCATTGAGTGGATTGCTTTGCAGATTGTTGGGCACTTGGTAAAAGGCCACATTGCTGGTTTGATCACTCAAGGCCAACACTTCAATTGTGTCAGTTGGCAAGTAGGTATTTTTTAGTGTGATAGTTGTGTTGTCTGTGCCAACAATATAGGTGTACATGCTGGATTCAAGAAAAACACTACCAACATAGATTTTTATTACAGGTATTGCAATTGATGTTTGCGGTACTACTGCAACATCTAGTTTTAAAGTTTGTCCAGTATATGTGAATTTGAATTGTTGATAAATCTGTTGCTCAACCACAGCAGTTTGCCAACCAATCAATTTGCGATAGGTCACACGATCGGTGTATTCTCTTGCGGCACCTGAGCTGATGTCACTTACCGTACTCACATTGTCAATGGTATAAGTGAATGTGTCAACATATAAATTGTTGTCAAACACAATATCACCCACGTTGTTGATGTTTAGATACTGCAAAGGAAATTGCAACACAGGGTCAAGTATGGTAGTGTCGCCCACTGCATAGCTGAACAATTTGGACCCTGCAAAGTCACTGGATTGATATTTGGCTTTGTTTCCAAAGCTCACTCCGTCAACATCATAAACATTGTACAAAGGTGCTTGTTGTACTGAAGTTTTTTGTTGTGCTTGTATCCAATTGGTGCCATCGTACCAAAAAGTTTTTCCAGCAATAGTACTGCCATTCAGGCACACTGTGCATTCGTCCAAGACAACTGCACCGTCACTGGCCTCGGTCAATGTAATAATAGGTTGTGCTATCAAAGGAGCCACAGTGTCAGGAGTCGCGAAACTTACTACATAAATTTTGTTGCGCACCGAGGTGTCTGTGTCTGCCGCAAAAATGACTCTTGACCCTTCAACCAAAGTATATCCATCTGTGGTATATCCAGTTGATCCTTCCACATTAGAAAATGCATCTTTTTCTGAAAAATCAATGATGTCGGCTGGTGCCTTGCCTTTGGTTCCCATGTTCCATAAACGTATGCCTGGACGGAATTGTATGATTGGTCGTTTGGCACGATAGTTGTTGTCTAACACCGCAACTGTGTTATTGTATTCTGCTGTGGCATTTAATACATCAACGTGAAACCAACGATTACTTCTTGACCATGCATTCAAATCTTTGCTGGCTCGACTGATTGTGAGATAATCAATAGTAGCCGGCTCAACTGCAATGGTGCTGTCGTTGTAATCTATAGCATAACTTTCAGGAACCACAAAATCACTCACAGGCAAAAGTTCGATTGCTGTGCCCACACCGTTTACATAATACTCATGATCGCTGATGGCAATTGCATTCATGGTACCTGATCCTGCTTGTAATATCACCGCAGGGCCGTTTAACACAGCACTCACTGTAAATTTGATCCCGCTGGCTGCAATTGATCTCACATAGTAATTTTTGCCAGCCACTAGTCCACCCAGAGTGGGACTCAAGAAAACAATTTGTTGTCCTACATACAAGTGTGCAGAATCGTAATAGGTAATATAGTTTGTGCCTGACTCAGTGGCAGTGCATTGAAAACTGCTGGTGCCAGAGCCATAGGCAGCTGGCACAACATCACCAGTGAATCTCACTTTGAGACCATTGCTAAATGTCACTCCATTGGGACTGGTGTATGTTTTGCTACCGATAATGTTGTCAACATCGAGCACACTGCTGTTGCCTGGTTCAACCAGAACAATACGACCAAAAATTTCTGGATCAGTTCCGTCTTGATAATACAGTGTGTCTTGAATGGCTGTCAATAATGGAATCTGTTGGAATGTGCCAGTGGCATCCTTGTACCATTGTGTGTTGCTGTACTCTGTGCCATACACAATGGTAAATTTATCAAGTTCAGCAACTGTTGCTGTTTTGCTAAGGTTCAAATAGGTCACACCCGACACAGTCACATAAGTGATTGTCCAAATTTGATATCTGTCCTCTAGTGGTATGTCTGTTGTTTCACTATAGGTAGTGGTATCATAACTGCCGACCAGGCCATTGTTGGCAGTGCCAGCTGTGAGTGGATCGTAGTAGGTGGTGCGTTGCCAGCCGCCGTCTTGGGCATCTACAATGGGATTGGTAAACACCAGTGTACGACCATTCAGATTGGTAGTGCCATCTATACCACCATAGGTGGCAATGAATTCAGCCACTGGTTGATTGTTGATTTGACTGAATTGTAGTGTGGTCAGCAAATCAACTGAGCCAAGATTGTTCAAATTGTAGTAGAAACTCTGTGCAGTTTTTTGTGGCACGTTAAAAACAACTGTGCCAACATCTTGTCCATTGTTGCTTACACCATACACATCTCTACTGCTGATATTGGGAGTGGCTGGCATGGTGCCTGATACACCGGGGGCAGCCTGTATCCAAAATCCCGGGCCAGAGCCGGGCTGTGCATCAACAATATCAAATTGACCTTGCATGTTGGCTTGATTTTCACTGGCATAGTACAACACATCAGGTGCATCTTGCGGCACAGTGAAGGTTACCAATCCTGTGGTGGCACCATTGCGTGTGACTCCGGTGCTGTAAATGTCGCCTTTGCCTGTACTGGGCAAGGTTTTGATCCAGAATGGATACACCCCGGTCAATGTTAAATTGAAGGTATAGGTATTGCCGCGTTGCAAAGTCAGAGTGGGGTTGTTTTGGAAATTGATCACATAAGCAGTGATTCCAGAATTGGTCACACGATAGCTTATGGTTTCTTTGGTGTTTTGTGCCACTTGAAAAGTATAACTGCCGCCACGCACCAGTTCAATAATGGGGTTATCCCCATTATGAGCCGAAAAGGTATAAACTCCATTGGCTCTCGTGACTTGATAATTGGCCGTGGTTGGTATGCCAGTGGCTGTGACATCTACCACAGCAGGTCCGCCAGGAACCCAGTAGTACTGACTGAAGTTTATGAACGCATCAAAATCAACAAATGGATCCCATGTATAGTATTCGCTCGAGTACAGTCTGTCAGGTTGTGTGTTTGTGCCGCCCTGAAATCCAATGGCATCATTCAGACCAGGGTAGGTGATGGCATTTTTAATAGTATTAGTATCTGGCACTAGACTCACAACAGCAGGCTCAAGCTGATAGTTGGCTCGTGTTTTTGTGGGCTCAATTACATATTTGTCGTTGGGGTTTACGCCAGGTCCCACTGTGCGGCCGATAAAACCTTGTGTCTTTTTAAAGTTAGGCTCTTGGATCAGTTGATCCAATGTGGCAGCCAAGAATTGTTTGTTGGCATCCGTCTGAAAAATTTCAGGAAGAAAATTTACGCTACGTGCATTAGCCATTAAACTACTCCGCTACCAGGTGCAGTACGCAAATTGGTACTGGTCAATGCATCAATTACTTCAATGTTGTTGATTGTGGCACCATTGACAAATATTTCATTTGGTGCTGAACGTATTTCATACAAGTCACCAAAACTCTTCTGACTGTTGAGTGGCACCAAGACCACTGAACTGATAATTGTTCCTAGTTCTCTATGCAGATAAGCCGCAAGCTCTGAGAAATAAAATGTATCTCCAAAGTTCCATTTGTCTATACTGAAGTAAGTGTTCATTGAGGCTACCACACTGCTTTTGATTTCGCTGTTGCTGGCAGTAGATCCTTGCGCCGCAATTACTTTGATTGTGGCACGTAATTCTTGTGCGGCTTTTTCGCCGAACAAAGGTTTAAATATTACTGAATTCAAAATGATATTATCACTTAGCATTTTGTAATTTTCGAGACCTTGGTACTCAGTCGACAATTCATCAATGGTTGGCACATCTGGTTCTACCACTGTACCAGTGGTATCACGAATCCAATTTTGATAGGCAGTGTAGTAACTCAAAGTCACCACATACAGATCAATAATATTGGTTGTACCCGGATCAATACGTGAAGTGAGTGGGGCATTATGGCGGTACTGGAAGTACAAGCTCTGACGACCGGTTCTAGCAATCCATTCTGTGGAAACATCAATCAAGGTTCTCAATCCTGTCACGCCCAATGACAACTGATAAAAAGCGCCTTGATCGTAGGCATAAAATACCTGTCCAGGTGTCCAGGCACTTTTTTGCAATTCAATTTCGTCGTATGTGCCGTAGTCACTGATAACTGTGTCCGACTCTACCAATAGGTAGCGTTGTAAATTATCAAAGTCCACAGTCTTTTGAAGGTACACATATTTCTGTGTTGAGTTTGTGTTTGGTGCAACAATCTCATTGAAGAAGTCTGGATTATCTGGCACACCATCATTGTCTGAGTCGCGGTAGCCAACTAATACTTGGAAATCATCCACATAGCCATCGCTTTCTACTGGCTGACCAATAATGGTCATGTAGATATCGCCGGGCAGATGATCTGTGGAGTCAGGCTGGGTGTTGACTGCCAACACATTGATAAAGTCCTTGATCACCGAACCTGTGCGACTGTCGTAAATTTGTCCATTGCTGTAGTAAAAGAAACGTGTTTGTAGCACTGATCCAAATGAATAGGCCAGGCCACGGAATGTAATGGTATAGTTTTGATTCTGTACCACAAATTGAACCAGCCAAGAAGCATCCAGATTGGTACCACTTGTGTTGCCGGCATACTGTTGGCTCCAGGTGCTATCTTGTGCCAAATTGGTACTGGAGATCAGGTACCATGAATAAGGAGTACCTGTGATGTCGCCGTTGTTGTCATAGCCCAGACCAAAGTTGCGATTCAACAGTATTTGTTCAGCAATGCTTTGTTGCAGGGTCAGTGGCAAGTCAACCATAAACAACGGAATAATAGTATCAACCAATGCACCTGTGGGCACAAAGTTATTGAGTGCAACTGGCCCTGCTCCTGAACTTAGGTTACCAAGACCGTTGTTGTATCCTGAACCCACAATGCTGATAGGGCTGGCCCAGATTTCCAATTTCTGATCTGCTGAACTAGGCATGCCTTGTTGCAGTTTGTTGTTTTTGTCAAAGTAGTAGCCTGTGGGAGGCACAAATTTGATTAGACTACCAACAGCCACATACTTGAATGCTGTGGTTGTGGTTGATCCCACTGGGATAGGTGAACCAGTGGGCCAGGCAGTTGAGTACACAAAATTTTTAAAGTATCCAGTGGTTTCGTTGGCCAAGGTGGTACTTTGAGTCCAGCTGGCTCCTGGTACCCATGTGGTATTGCCGTATGCAGGCAATGTGGTAGCAGATACTCTGGGGAAATTCTCGTAGTAAAACTGACGCATTGTGGTCTTCCCAATTGCGGGTTGTACTTTGTTTGTTACCACATCTGCAATTTCATTGCGATTGGTCCAGGAGAATAAAATGGTAGGAAGTATATTTTCTTCCCACAATCCGCCATCGCTGCCAAAAATGTTTGTGCTGGAATATTTGCCAGTGTTGTCAACCAGGTCAAGATAACGACTGGTACCGATACTTGCACGGTTCAAGGCTTTGCTTTTGACAATTGAGTTGTATTGTGTGTATGGGAAGAGATTGTAGTCCTCGCCGTTGACCATACGATTTTGTGTGTAGTAACGTGCTGGCGCACGTTGCTTGATGGCATCAATGGTTTCACGTGCTTGGCTGTTCGAAACAGGTTGAGTGATACCGCAAGTGAATGTTAATGTTTCAAGGTTGCCCGAGCGACTGATATAACTGATCGGGATTTGCACCGCCTGCATCTCAGCAGGATTAATAATGTATTGCAAACCGTTCGATGCACGAACATAAGCACGGAATGTGCCCACTGGAATTTCTGAGAACACCCCGTCGCCAAATACCATGGTAATCTGGTCATTGGTTCTGCTGGTGACTGAATAAATGGGACGTAGGTCTGTGGCTATTTGTTCTGCGCCAGCTGAATAAATGTTTTCAGTATAGGTCCATTCGCGACTGATGTTGCCCACGTTGTCTAGCTGGAACAACCAGCGGTCTTCGTTGTTGACACCTTCAATGTTGATGTTTACTGTGCGATTGCTGACTTTTTCAGCCAGGTTAAAATCTTGATTCTGCAACACACCTTGTTTGAACATAAAGAAGTAACCAGTGTTGGCTGATTGAAATCCAAGACTATCATTACGGAACAGTATGTTGAACGGTTGATTGGCCTGTGGCGGCGGTTCATACAAATAAGTCTCGCCGACCGAAGTAGATGTCATGGCCTCAAATGGCATGTTTACTCCATCTACTGTGGCAGTATAAGGTACCACAGGCAAGTATCCAGGAACCAAGTTGATGCCATATTCACTGGTGACCACTCCCAGGATCGTTTGTTTGTTGCCTGGACGACCGACTTTTTGTGTGTCTACTAGACTGGCGTTGATAACTGCTGTGAATTGTTCTTGCCAGTCCGGGTTGGTAGCATCTGCCCAGTTGATTGTGTAGTTGGCTAGATTTACACCTTGATAGTCAATGACGTTTTCTGTTGTGGTAACTGAAAATACCTTGAGTAGACCTTGTGCGGCAATGTTGCGTTTGGCTGTGTAACTGACCAAGTTGGCCAGACGAACCACACTGTCACGACGCTCGGCCGTATCCATGTAGTTTTCTCTGGTATTTAGATCTGTACGGAAAGCCAGTGCCTGCCCCATGAACGCAATAACGTCCAAGAGAGCAATGTATTCTGACGATTCAATGTAGTCATTGAATGTTTCTGGATAGTACAAGCGCAGGTAATCAACAAAACTTTTGCGCAGAGTTTCAAAGTCATAGCTTTGAAAATCAGCTTCGCGATAGGTTTGATAGATTTGTTTCCAATCCTGTACACCAAATATCGCCGTTTGTCTAGTTGTTTTTGCCATTATACTGAGCCTCTATTGTTTATTTATGGATGTTAAAAACTGCTCAGTTTATACATAACTTGCTGAACGTTCTTGAAGATTAAAGAAAATACTCAGCCTTTCTGCATCCGTGCTCGGTACCACCGCAAGTTCGATTTGAATCAATATGCCATTTTCTTGTGGGAATACTTGTGTATCACTGATATAGATGCGTGGATCGCCGCCGGCCACACGCTGAACTTCTGTTACTATGCTATTTTGTAAATCTTCCAATTGGTTCTCAAACAAGAAATCCCATAGCACAGTACCGTATGCAGGACGGCCGGGCAATTGGCCTTGACGTATATTGAATGCGTTTAAAAGGTCGCGTTTGATCAGTGCAAAGTCCGTGAGAGTGAACTTTTTGTATTGATTTTGAGTGTTGAATCCAATGAATGTTTGTGCCATATGGTATTTATGGGTGCTTATTCACCTGTTCCGCGTCCTTCAATTTTCTGACTCAACACATACAATCTTTCTTTCTGCGACGCAGAGAAGGCAGCCCCGGCTTGAATTTTTTCGGTTATAGAGTTGATACTAAATTCAGATGCTCGGATTGTTTTTTGCCCTTCAGCATCTAAGTTATTGTAGATGTCAACCAGTTCTTTGGCCTTGGGAATACCATTGATGTTGTAATTGTTGCGTATTGCATCGCGTTCACTGTTGAGTGCGTCATACTGCGCCTGGGTAATAGTTTGTTGGTTCTCTAAGGCTGCAAATTTTGGATCTAACGCCTGTAGTTTCTGAATAGAAGGGTTCAACCAATCATTAAGAAAAATTGTGGCTTTGTTGATGTAATCTTGCGTTGATCCTGACGGGGCTTTGTTCACATAACTAGGTACAGGTATCTTGGAATCGCCTACCACTCGAGTGCTGGCCGCATCCAGTGTGGCACGATTCACTGTGTCTATTTTGGGCACAGGAATATCTTGCTGTTTGAATGCAGTGGGTATCTTGGTATTGACCAAGTTCACTGCAAATGCACCATCACGCACAGCACTTGAGAAAGCCGCTTGTACTGCACCAGTTGCATCGCCTGGGATGGGTAGGCCTTTGGCAAATGCTTCGGCGTTGGGAAGATTTTTTGCCGCATTCAGGGCCATGCCGGCGATGCCTTGACTTGACAAATTCTGCACAGGGACACCTACTGCACCCAGTCCGGCCACACCCTTGGTCATGAGATCCTGTTGTATTTGACTTTGTTTTCCAGCGTTGCCCAGCAGATCACCCACACTCTTGATGCCATCTTTACCAGTCCAGGCTGCTGGACTTTTGACCACGTTTGAGAATAAACTTGCACCTTTGGCTGCCAGGGCCGCTATGCCAGGCTTAACAAAACCTGCTGTTTCCAATTGTTTTAGATCAAAGCCAAAAGAGCCAAGTCCTTTGGTGTTACTGACAGCATCAGGTGCTTGCCCCACAAGATTTTTTGCTTGGGCCAGTACCCCATTAACTTCCGGTATACTCATGGGACCAATTGCACTCACTGCACCGCCTACACCAGCAGCGACTTTTGAAAAATCAGCAGTGTTGATAGGATTGGTTATGGGAAAACCAGAAATTGTTTTGTTGATGGTCTGCACCACTGATACCGCTGTGCTTCCTTGTATCACCGCCGCACTGACCAGGGGGTTCCCAACATTTTTGGCACCCAGAATATTGGAAAGTGCTCCTGTTGCCGCTGACACCGCTGGACCCACTGCCGCAGTCAATCCGGCAGCAGTGGCAGCCAAACTTCCACCACCGGCGCCGCCAGCGGCACCAAGTGCTGTGCTGATTGATCCTAACGGGGCGACGCTTCCCACACTACCAAGAGCACCTGCAAGACTGCTTTGTGCTTGTTGTAATGCACCTTGCGCACTTGCAAGTCCATCGGCTGCTTGTGAGGCCGCACTGAGACTATCTCCAGGCTTGAAACCTACCAATGCGCCTGTGGAATCTTGTTTTTTAAAGATTGCTTCGGCTTGATGTCTTGTGAGTCCTTCGGGCCCTTTTATGCTAAATGGTTTTCCGTCGCTACTGGTAAATGTAAATTCAGCCATGTTATTTTGCCTGTATTTCTATGCTAGGTGGAACCGGCTCAGCACCCGGAGGTGGACTGGGTTTGCCTTCTTCGAATGCAATCTCAACATCCACACCTTTGTTGTGATAAGGATAAGGTTCGTGTGTGGGCGCACGGCTCACTGTGCTTTCAAGTCCTTCGGGCTTGACTATCCAACCACGGCTGGTATTCCATTCAGTATCATCCAACAAAGTTGTAGTCAAAGGTTGTGGATTGGTCACTGTGCCTGCGGCCGGACCGTTAAGATCAATTCCTCCTGCTTGTAAGACCAGTGCGGATCCTGCACCCCATGATCCTGATGCGCTGTTTAGTGTGAGTGTGCCGTCTGATTTGACTCCAATTGTGCTTTTGCTGTACAAAGTGATATCATCCTGTGCCTGTACACTCAAAAATGTATCAGTCTCCAACTGCATGTCTTCCTTGCTTTTCATCTTCAAGTAACGTCCAGCAAACATATTGATATCACGATCAGCATGCAGGTTGATATCACCCTTGGTGCGAATGTTTACACTGTTTGTGGCATACACATCTACTGTGCCTTCTACCCCAAACTCAATCCAGGTTTGTCCATTGGCATGAATAATGTAGAAAAAGTTGCCAGTATCACTCATGGTAATTTGGTGGCCTTTTGAGGTGCGTAATCTCAACAGAGCATTGTTGCCTTGGGTATCGCCGTCGTCCATCACAAAACTATGACCGCCCACCCGCCCAATTACTTTGGCGTCTCCTGGTTTGATTTCACCGGCATTGAGTTTGGCATTGATATCATTGGGCTTCATGCCGCCTTGATAGATGGCTGTGCCCGGAGTGCTGATGCCAAACACAGCACTGGGAGTTTCGCGCTGGCTGCTGGAATTGATAGTGCCACGTTCATTATCGGTTATTAAACCTTGTTGTAGCAGGGCCTGGGCCACCACGCTCTGCACAGGCTTGATGCCGTCAAAAAATCTTGGATCGTTAAACAGTTCATTATTGTTGATGTTGATTTCTGTGACTGGTAGTCGTGTGGCATTTTTAAAATAACTTTGCTGGTTTTGATTTTGAACTTCAGCTTGAGATGTCTCTACAGAACCAATGGCCGGAACCATGCGACCTGTACCTTGTTCCGGGGCAACACCAATGTAATAGCCTTGTGATCGGTCACCATTCACAAAGATACAAATAACAGTGACTCCCACATCCGGTGGAGTAAACCACATGCCGTAACTGTTGGGCGTGCCAGGATAGCCTCCATTGTCCAGAGTTTGCCCGTTGGTTGTGGTTTTTGGAGTGTTGCCGTAGAAAGGTGGCATATAACTCACTGTGGTCCACTTGGCGTCATTTTCCATGCCCGCTTCGCCACCATCAGCAAATGCTTCAATATACACACGCAATCGGCCGCTACGAGTTGGGTCCACGGTGCTCATGACCACACCAGTAAACGGACCAAACTCCGAAGGTACGCCGCC